CACGGTAGGTCAGTCCTTCATGATGTTTCTGAAGCAAGACGCCACAGGTTCTAGAACCGTGACATGGCCCGCTGCGGTCAAGTGGCCATCCTCAATAGCGCCAACGATAACGGCCACCGCCAGCAAAGGAGACAAGTTTGTGTTTACTGCTGACGGAACAAACTGGCTGGGTTCTGTTGCTGGTCAGAATTATCTGTAATGTTTAGCGCAAACACAACTCAGGTTTCGGCGTTAGTTCCGTCTCGGGCGATTGCTTTTGCTAGTGACGCAACACCGTTTGTTGTAGCATATCCATGGTCTAATAGTGGGTTTGGTGCAAAATATTCTGATCCGGCCACTTTGCCAGCAAGCTATGGCAATGGTGTGGATTTCAGCCCGTCTGGTTCTGCAATTGCCGTTGTTCATGACGCAACGCCATGCATAACCGTATACCCATGGTCAGGTTCTGGGTTTGGTACAAAATATTCAAACCCAGCCACTTTGCCATCAACCTTTGGCAGTGGTGTTGCTTTTGACTCCAAAGGCGAAAATATTGCTGTTGCTTCTCCCGGTTCGCCGTATGTCTTAGTTTATCCATGGTCTAATAGTGGTTTTGGTACAAAATACGCTAATCCAACCACTTTACCTGCGGGTGCTGGTTATGGCGTTGCTTTTAGTCCAGACAATGCCGCCATTGCTGTGTCGCACAATGGCAGTCCCTGGATTACAACATATACATGGTCAACTAGTGGGTTTGGTGCAAAATATTCTGATCCGGCAACGTTGCCGACTGGGATAGGGCAAAATGTCAAATTTAGTCCTAATGGAACAGCTATTGCCATTGCTCACGATATATCGCCATATGTAACAGCGTATCCATGGTCAGGTTCTGGGTTTGGTACTAAATATTCAAATCCAGCAACATTACCGTCTGGAAGAGGGTTTGGCGTAGCATTCAGTCCTACCGGCACGGACATTGCTGTCAGCCACGGTTCATCACCATACATAACCGCATATCCATGGTCTGCTTCTGGATTTGGAACAAAATATGCTAATCCTGCCACGTTACCTACCGGTATAGGTCGTGGTGTAGCATTTAGTGGAGACAGCACGGCCCTTGCTGTGACTCATAGCACATCGCCATATGTTACAGCATATCCGTGGTCCGCTTCGGGTTTTGGCACCAAATACGCTAATCCAACCACTTTACCTTCGGGTGCTGGTTATGGCGTCGCCTTCACATCCGGCGGGGTTCCGGCTCAGCAGATTGCGGTTGCTCATATTACCACCCCCTACGTCTCGGCATATCCGTGGTCATCAAGTGGGTTTGGCACCAAATACACTAATCCATCTACGTTGCCGTCAAACGATTCATATAGTGTCGCGTTTAATCCTCTTGGAACAGCTATTGCCGTTACTCATTTTGCATCGCCAAACATAACCGCATACCCATGGTCTGGTTCTGGTTTTGGCACTAAGTATAGCAATCCAGCCACTCTTCCTGCCAATACCGGATTTAGCGTTGCATTCAGCTACAGCGGCTCTGCAATAGCTGTGGGCCATAGTGATAGCCCATATGTTTCAGCTTATCCGTGGTTAAGTTCAGGTTTTGGTACTAAATATTCAGACCCAGCAACTTTGCCAGCAAACACTGGTAATGGCGTTGCTTTTAGTCCATTCAATGATGCAATTGCCATTGCCCACGCTACATCGCCATATGTGACAGCGTATCCATGGTCAAGTTCTGGGTTTGGTACTAAATATTCAGACCCAGCAACTTTGCCAACAGGGGAAGCAATTGGCGTTGCTTTTAGTCCTAATGGTTCTGCAATTGCTTTGGCTCATACCACATCGCCGTATGTTACTGCATATTCGTGGTCTTCTTCTGGCTTTGGCGCTAAATATACTGATCCAGCAACATTGCCGACGGGCCAAGGAAATGGCGTAGCATTTAGTTCTGATAGTACAAATATTGCCATTGCTCACGCTACATCGCCATATGTGACAGCATACCCATGGTCTTCTTCTGGTTTTGGTACTAAATACTCAAACCCAGCAACTTTGCCAGCAGGTACGGGAAATGGCGTGGCTTTTAGCGGTGATGGCACCGCCATAGCGGTTGCCCATAACACATCGCCATATGTTACAGCATATCCGTGGTCTGGTTCTGGTTTTGGTACTAAATACTCAAACCCAGCAACTTTGCCAGCAGGTGGTGGACAGGATGTCGCTTTCAACATAATCAGATAGGACAAAACAATGAGCGAAAAAGAAATTCCGAAGACCCGTGAGGAAATCCTCGCCATCAACCTCGAAGCTCGCGAGCAAGAGGTGATGCACTACCAGATAAACATCGACAACTACACGCTGGCGCTTGATAACATCGACGGCATGGACACGGCTGACCGCCATGAACTGTCTGGATTTGTCGATCAGTTGACGGGTCTTCTCGCCTCTGAGCGGTTGGAGCAAAAGAAGGCCAAGGTGATGCTGGCGGTGCTGAAGCAGCAATTGGGAGACTGAGATGCTCTACGTCAAAGCCATCGACAATCAGATCGTCGCATATCCGTACTCTCAAACCGATCTGGTCCGGGACAATCCTTCGACGAGCTTTCCGGCGGGTGGTATTTCCACCGCTGATTTGGCTGAGTGGAACGTGTTCCCGGTTCACTTTGCGGATCAGCCGGTAGTCGATCCTTTGGCGCAGCGCGTGGTTGAGATTGTCCCGTCGTTTGATGGGCAATCTTGGATACAGCAATGGGCGGTTGAGGCGTTGTCTCAAGATGAGATTGACGCCATGACCAACCAGCAAGCGGCTTCGGTGCGCGCGGATCGAAATGCCCGGCTCGCCGCCACCGACTGGCGCGTGATCAAGGCCCTCGAGGAAGGCAACGGACTCGACTTTGACCTCGCCTCATACCGGCAAGCTTTGCGAGACGTGCCCAGCCAGCCAGGCTTCCCCTGGAATGTCGTTTGGCCGGTGCTGGCATGATGTTTCGCCGCGTCAGCGCAGAAGGCATCGCCTTCATCAAGCAGTGGGAAGGCCTCCGCATAGAGGCCTACCGGTGCAGTGCGGAAGTTTGGACCATCGGATACGGTCACACGGCAGATGTCAGCGAAGGTTCGCTGATCACGGAAGCGGAAGCTGAAAAGCTTCTGATGCGCGATCTTTCGGTTTCAGAAGCCGGAATTTGCCGCGAAGTTAGGGTTGAGCTTTCTGACAATCAATTTGCGGCGTTGGTCAGTTGGACCTTCAACGTCGGCGTCAGTGCCATGCGGAAAAGTAGTTTGGTCCGAAAGCTTAACGCTGGCGATTATGGCGCAGTGCCAGGCGAGTTGGCTCGCTGGAACAAGGTGAAAGGCGCGGTAAATCCCGGCCTTAGCAATAGGCGGGCCGCTGAAGCCGGTCTCTGGGCTAAGGGTTCCTTTGTATCCTCTAGCAGCGTCGAACCCGCCACACCGCCCCAGGTTTCAACGGCGGTTGACGTGAGCAAGCTGGGCGGCGTGGCTGCGGCGGCTGCAACGGCGGCACCGGCCCTGACGAGCCTAAGCGGCATTCACTGGGCCGTGGGTGTGGCCTTGGTTGCCGGGGCGGTCGTGCTTGCGGCGGTGTACCTGCTGAAGAAGAGGGACGCCTGATGGCATTCATCTGGGGCAAGCTGCAAGGCACGCTGGCGGCGATCCTCGTCGTTATTGGTGCAATTGCTTCGGCGTGGGCAATTGGGCGCAGGACCGGCGGCGAGAGTGCCCGCGCCAATGCGGCTGAACTAGAACAGGAAATAAGGAAATCTGCCGATGCGGCTGCTACTGTTGCTCAGCAGTCTACTGCTGCTGACCGCCTGCGGGACGGTAAGTTCTAGACCCTGCCCGAGGGTCACTGAGTTTCCCGCAGGCCTGCAACGGCAGGCCGCTGGTGAATTGGCCACAGCGCCAGCATTAACCCGCATGCTTGATGCCATGTCTGTTGACCGGGCATTCAATCGGGCTGTCTGCCCCTAAAACATCTTGCCCGCTCAGATGTTTGACGCCTATAAACCTTTTTGCGGGCACAGGCTGCATCAGCCTCTGACATAGCTCTGGA